AGACGTGAGGCTGAAGCCATTACGTCATCAAATGAGGCGTTCAATAGAAGCTCAGATACAGCAATTGCATAGCCATGCTCTGCAACTGTGATTGAGAACTGTTGAGCGGTAAGTGCGTTTGTGGACATACGAACGCCTTCAACGAGTGAACCCGCGAAGCCGAGGTTGTTATAACGCATGAAGTTGATCTGGAGACCAGGTGCAACTCCAAGTTCTGTCTTCTTAACAGCGAACTGCTCGAAGCGTAGAATTGGCATTGACTGGAAAAGAATTTCCTTTGACCAGATAGTCTGAATTGCTTGTGTTAGCTGGCTATTGGAGCCAGAGTATGCTGTAGGTGCTGCGGCTAAATTGCCGGTACCTGTTACGGCTGATGCCATGTCGGTATTACTCCTTAGTTAGATTTAATTAGTTCGGTAATTTCTTACCCGAAGATTCCCTTGCCTTGGCCAGATGCGGATTTACCCAACAACTTGCCTCGGTATTTTGCGTATTCAGTAACCGACATTGCGGCAATTTGCTCCGCAGTAAACGAATTTTGTTCCATATTAGTGTCCATCGGTCCGGTGGGAGGTGCTGTTACGCGACTCCCGGTCATTTCTTTTCTAGCGTTCTGCATAGCAGATTGCGCCGATTCCAGGATTCTTGAAGATCTCTCTCGCAGTCCTGTAATACTATTTTCTATCTCATCAGGTGTATTTCCTGATATGAGATCTACTAGCTCAGGCATGATGTTGTCACGCTCATCTTCTAAGCGACGTGTGCGGTACTCACTGAGTTCTGCATACTGACGCTCCCGCTCTAGGAGAGTGAAAGCACGTTCGCGTTCTCCGCGTTCTACTTCCAACTTCTGAGCCCATTCTTTTTCTTTAATTTCAAGAAGCTGACGTACGTCCATTTCGGACTCAGTCTTCTTACGATTCTCTTCCTCAGCGGCAGCTTTTTCAGCTTCCACCTGGGCTACTCGTTCTTCACGATCTTTTTTGAGTAAGTTTACTTCTTCTTTTAAGGAATCGATTTGTGGGTAAAGCTTAGATTTTTCTTGTTCACGTACTCGTCTTAAATCTTCTTCTGTATAAGACTTGTCCGATAAAACATCTGCTTTTACTTGTGTTACTTTTGTTTCGGTTGGTACTGGGATATCAGTAAGAAATGCTTCCTGAGCTTCCGGTGTATCAACTAGGTTCTTTGTTTCAGCCATGCTGTGTCCTTAGGTTTAAGAGGTCGTTGTCCGATTTAGTGCCACGATGACCTGCGGATTGATAGTGGTAATAGGTTTCCAAATTTTTGCGAATTTGTCTGCCTAAACTTATTATTCTGGTTTATCCTCGTCCGGAGTCCTATTCTTAGGAATAGTTGTTCCATAGGCTTTAGTTACCAGATCTACTTGTACTTGTTGGAGTTCTTGTAATACCCCAGCTTCTAGTGGGCTTACTACTCCAGGCTGACCAGTTGGGCCAGGTCCTATGCCCTCTCCAGGTTTTGAACCAGGAACCATTTCGCCATCAGGAAGCATGCCGGTTAGGGATGCAATCGAGGCGGTAATTTGAGTTTTAATTAGCTCTAGGGCCCCGTCTGCCTTGGCATCTCGGATAAGCTCTGAACGAATTTCTTCTAGTTTTTCATCTGGGAATTCTTCACCAAGTTGACGCAAAGCACCCTCACGACTTTCAAGTCCCATAGCCATCTTTGTCTGAATCTCATTAAGAACAATAAGTTTATCTAAAGGAAGTGGGGGTGGGAAATGAACTTGAGTTTGAAACGTAGTAGGGTCTTGAGGATCAAGTTGAGTCAATTGTTCTGGTTTAATAGGTCCGTTTATTAAAGGGTTATAAATAAATACTTCTGGTTCTTTAAAAGCTAGCGTTAGTAAAACTAATTCATTGATTCTTTGCATGCCTTCACCGTATTGAATCATCTTCTGTTGGTAACGATTCATCAAAGGCTGGTACTGAATAGACAAAGCAACGCCTGAAGTATTAGAAATTGGTTGTACCTGTCCTAAAGCAGTTTCAGGAACGCCAATCATTTCATGCATAGCCGTCTTAATTATCTTTAGGTATTCCATTGCACCTTGAAGGCCTTGTCCGCCGCCTTCTAGATTAAAGACTTGAGCGTCTTTTGGTAGCCCGCCCCAGACCTTCTTCGGACCTTTTTCAAGGGAAGAGGCCTTAGCACCGGTGATGACTGTAACGGGTGCCGCATGGTAGTTGACAATATCTGCTACATCTGTTGCTACTTCGTTGTAATTACGATTTAGAACAATGATGTCGTGGCAATCAGATAGTCCCCATGGGGATCCGGATACTCGTACGTTAGGGATGTGGATGACGGGCACTACGCCAATAGGGTTTGGACGTGAGTCTATAATTTCGTCGTTAATATATTCTTCAATACGATCATCAGTCAAGATTTCGGTGTAAGTGTATACCTGACGGGTTCCTTCAGCGGAAGTGCCCCAAAAGCGATATTTTAATTTAAAACGGATTAAGCGTGAACGATCATGCGGGTGAAACTCTGGAAAACAAAAAGATGAGTTAAGCGGAAGAATTCTAACTCTTCCAGGATGTACTCTGCCAATAGTGTCTTCAAATCCTTCTTCATAAGCTACTTTAACGAAACAGTCTCCAGAGACTCCGCCTTGCTGTCCCATTTCCCACATAACAGAATGCTTATCGTTATCTGTTTCCCACACACGTTTTAGAACGTCAGGAATGATTGCTTCTGTTGCTGATGGGCTTCGGAAAGATGCTCCACGACCAAATGTAAAGTTAATTATGTAATCTGTAAAAGCTCTATAATAATTGTAAACCATTTGGGACTCGCCAATTTCACGGCGGTACGACCAATGGTGACCTAGGTACATTGCCCAGTTAAGCGAATATCTATTTAGTCTTGGTCCATGAACTTCAAATTCTTCATCAGCTAGTTCAACTAAACCTAGAGGAGAAATTGAGATTGTTAAATCGGATGACGCAGCCCTGTAACTGGGAGGTGAGAAATCAATGCCACCGGCCATTATTTATGACTCCCCATCCTAATGTTAGTACCCCTTTTATTTTTTATTTCTTTCCTAATACTAGGTAAGACCGCCCAGCCTCGGAGAAGGGGTACGAGGCTGGGAGGCCTAGCTAGTCTACTGTACTTAGTCTGCTACTTGAGCAGGGTTCATGCGTTGATATCTGCCACCTGAACGGATTACTTCTTCAATAACTGTCTGAGAGTGATCTCCGAAGTTACCTTGTGAAAATTCACCGAGATAGGTTGGGGCTTCTACCCATGCGGCTGAGCCAACATGTGCACGTTGTTTCATTGTTTCTTCAGGATATTTTTCCATAACATTTACGTTGTGGTTTGGACGACCCGCTGGGGTGTCATATCCTTGATCTAATCCCACTTGAAAATCATTTGGGACATCTGTATCAGTTGCAACGCCTTCTTCGAAACGAAGTGGGCCGCGATTGCCTGGCATTGACTCTGCCATCTTTCTTTCGTATGTTGCGCCAACTTTCTCAGGGAACTGAGGGGTTGGGGCAATGTTCTCTACTGCCATTATTTACTCCTTATGCATAGGGATTGAGGGTCCTCGGGTATAAGTCTCCACCCTTAGATTAACTTTTAAATGCTAAATTAAGAAAAAAATGGGGATGCACTTACTTCGACTGTGGGCATAACCATGTCCTGGGTCATGGAACAGGCGATAGAAAGGGAGTCCACAAAGTCGTCGTGGGCGTGAGCTTCGTCAGGTGCCGCCACCATAAAGTTGGGGCCTTTATATCTAACTTCTGCATCCGTCATTTGTTGGTAAAACTTTTTCCACAGCCGCAATCTACGTGTTTTAGCGTGAGAAGGCCAAGAAACCATCTGCCGTTGAATTAAAGCTTGTAGATGTTTCCATCGCTTAGACTGCTCAGTTGGGCTAGAAGTTATGGGGATTACCTCTGCTCTAGGCATTAATATCTTTAATCGCCCCGCTACAGCATCTCCGACTCCGTTAGAGTCAACTCCAATAGCTAGTACGTCGTAGTTGCCTAAAAAGTTAACTATTTGAAAATACTGTTCTTCCCAGTCATCCCCTTGAATTTCAAGCCAATTTAAAATTCTATGGTCATAGTAGCCAAACTCGTCTGGTCGATCCCAATCTACCCAAACAACGGTTACTACTGTTGAGTCCATCTTTCGTGCCGGGTCGATCCCAACGACCACCGGCGAACGATGCCAGCTCTTAACAATCTCCTGTGATGTATCTCCAAGGTCGTCCATAATCGAGGATGTAACGAACATCCCTCTTTCCAACAACCATTTGCAGTTGTATGACAGCTGGAACTCGTCAGAGTCTTCACCAATTCTGAGCATTTCTTTTTTAATGAACTTTTCATAATTAGCGTTTATTTTTGCCACATCTTTCCAGTCCCATTGAAAATGGTTCTGCTTGGCGGAACGTACGGTTTGTCGTCTCTTGTTTAACTGGATAGCACGATAGAAGTTATTCTTCATAGTGCTGGGTGTTCCGGTCTTAACAATTGTAGCGTTATAGTACGCACCCATAGGTGCAATAGACTTTGATACTACGAAGTCGTCTGCTTCTTGACACTCATCAATGATAATTAGATGAAAAGATTTAGATTCAATCTTTGCACGAGGGTTAGCAGTCATCATCATAAGCG